ACGGCGCGTGCGCTGGGCCTGCGCGCCAAAATCGACAACGACACCGGCTGGCATAAAACTCTGTCGAACGTCGGCGTCAACGGCGTCACCGGCATTTCCTCATCGGTCTTCTGGGATCTGCAACAGAGCGGCACAGACGCTGACCTGCTTAACGCGGCGGACGTCACCACGCTGATCCGCAAAGACGGCTTCCGCTTCTGGGGCAACCGCACCTGCAGCGACGATCCGCTTTTTCAGTTCGAGAACTACACCCGCACCGCGCAGGTGCTGGCTGACACCATGGCTGAAGCGCACATGTGGGCGGTAGACAAACCGCTGACGCCGGTTCTGGTGCGCGAGATCATCGCGGGCATCAACGCTAAATTCCGCGAGCTGGTCAGCGCTGGCTATCTGCTGGGCGCATCCGCCTGGTATGACGAAAGCGCCAACGACGCCGCTACCCTGAAGGCGGGCAAATTCTTTATCGACTACGACTACACGCCGGTGCCGCCGCTGGAAGATCTGACGCTGCGCCAGCGCATCACCGACACCTATCTGGCGAACTTCGCCGCATCCGTAAATAGCTAAGGAGCCGGATAAATGGCACTACCCCGCAAACTGAAAGGGTTGAACCTTTTCAATGATTCAAACAGCTATCAGGGCGTTGTCTCTTCCGTCACCCTGCCGAAACTTTCTCGCAAGCTGGACGCCTATCGCGGCGGCGGCATGAACGGCGCCGCCTTTATCGATAACGGTCTGGACGACGACGCGCTCGATATGGAGTGGACCATCGCCGGTATGGACGACCTGGTGCTGACGCAGTGGGGCGGTTCCGCCGTACCGCTGCGCTTCACCGGCTCCTATCAGCGTGACGACACCGGCGAAGAGATCGCGGTAGAGATTGAGGTGCGCGGCCGTCATCAGGCGTTCGACTTCGGCGAAGCCAAACAGGGCGAGGACACCGAAACCAAAATCACCACCAAAAACAGCTACTTCAAGCTCACCTGGAACGGTAAAGCGCTGATTGAGATCGACACCGTCAACATGGTCGAGAAGGTGAACGGCGACGATCGCCTTGCGCAGCGCCGTAAAAATCTCGGCCTGGCTTAACCCTGACGCCAGCGCCCGGCGCTGGCTTTTTCATCTGTATGAGAGAGAAACATGGAACAGCAAGAGAATATCGTTGAGCTGGAAACCCCGCTGAAACGCGGCGATGCGACCATCGCGCAGGTTGAGCTGATTAGGCCGAGCGCCGGCTCGCTGCGCGGCGTGCGCCTCGCCGATCTCGCATCAAGCGACGTCGATGCGCTGCTGACGGTGCTGCCGCGCGTCACGCTGCCTGCGCTGACCAAAGCGGAGTGCAACAGCCTTGACCCGGTGGATCTCATCGCGCTCGGCGGCAAGGTGATTGGTTTTTTGCAAGCGAAGTCGGCAGCGTCGACTGGCCTGGCGGACTGACGGTCAACGATCTGATGGCTGATATCGCCGCCATTTTTCACTGGCCCCTTTCTGATATGAACGATCTGCCGCTGGCCGAGCTGCTCGACTGGCGGCATAAAGCCCTGATCCGCAGCGGAGCAAATACGGATGAGTGAAGACCTCAAACTGCAGGCGCTGCTGAAGGCGGTTAATCAGGCGCTGCGCCCGCTGCAGCGCCTCCAGAACGAAACGCAAAAGGTCGCCGGCGCCATGGCCTATACGCAGCGGAACCTGGCGGTGCTGCAGGCGCAGTCGGCGAAAATCGACGGCTTTCGCGCCGCCAGCCGCCAGCTGAACGACACGCAGCAGCAGCTCAAACAGGCGAAGGCGGAAACGGCTGCGCTGGCGCTGGCGATGCGCGCCAGCGGTCAACCTGCGGAGCAGCAGAGCCGCGGGCTGGAAAAGGCGCGTCAGCGTACCGCCGCGCTGCAGAGCCAGGCGCAGAGCCTGCGTCTGGCCGTGCAGCAGCAGCGAGCAAGCCTGAACGACGCGGGTATCTCCACGCGCAGTCTGAGCAGCGAACAGCTGCGGCTGAAAGCGGCCACGGCGCAGGCCAGCCAGCACCTTAATGGTCAGCAGCAGCAGCTAACGCGGCTGAACCAGCAGCAGGAGCGGCAAAACCAGACGGCGGAGCGCTACCGCAAAGGGCAGGCGCTGGCGGGCCAGATCCGCAGCGCCGGTGCTGCGGGCATCGGCCTGGCGAAAACGGGCTTTACCGCCGGCGCCGCGCTGCTGCGTCCTGGCTACGAGCTGGCGCGCGCCGATGCCGCGCTGCAGGCCAAAACCGGCCTGCAGAAAGGATCGCCGCAGGCCGTCGCGCTGGATAAACAGGCGCGCAGCCTTAGCGTGCAGACCGGCATTCCGGCGCAGGCGGTGGCGCAGACCCAGCTCGATATCGCCCAGGCGGGCGGGACGGTCGACGATATCGCCTCCGCCACGCCGGTGGCGCTGAACATGGCGCAGGTCAACAGCCACTCGGCGGAGGATAACGTCGGTCTGCTGATGGACGCGAAAAGCGCGTTCGGCCTCGACAGCGGCGATATCGCCCATCTTGGCGATGTGCTCAGCGCCACCCTCGACCAGACCGGCATGAAGTTCGAGGATCTGAGCAGCGCGCTGAGCAGCGTCGCGCCGGTGGCGAAAAGCGCCGGCGTCGGCGTTGAGCAGACCTCCGCCATGCTGGGGCTGCTGGCGCAAAATCACATTACAGGCGCGGCGGCGGGCGCAGAGATCGGCGCGATCCTGACGCGGCTGCAGACGCGCGAGGGCGAGGGCGCTATCGCCGCCCTCGGCGTGCCCACCCGCGACGAAAACGGCGACGCGCGGCAGATCCTGCCGCTGCTGAAAGATATTCAGGCCGCATTCGCCAGCAAGGGGATGGACGCGGCGCAGCAGGCGGACGCGCTGAACAGCATCGTCGGCGCGAAGGCGGCCTCGTCAGCCTCGCTGCTGACGCGGGGCGCCGCCAGCGGCGAACTGGAGACGCTCACCGCCTCGGTGCAGCACGCCGACGGCGGGACGGCGCGCATGGCGCAGGCGCAGCAGGACAGCCTCGGCGGGGATCTGCAAAAGCTCGACGCCTCAAAGGCGGCTATCGGCGTCGACCTCTTTGCCCCGCTTGAAGGCCCGCTGCGCACGCTGACGCAGGAGGCGACGCAGTTCCTGCAGACCATCGATCAGTGGCTGCAGGATAACCCGACGCTGGCGAGCGGCATCGCCACGGCGGCGGCGGTGGCGCTGACCTTTGTCGGCGCGCTGGGCGCTATCGGCATGGCGGTCTGGCCGGTGGTCAGCGGCGTCGGCGCCATTATGGCCGGAGTCGAGATCCTTGGCGGCCTGTTCACCGTGGTGGGCGGCGCGATCGTCAGCGCCATCGGCGCCATCACGCTGCCGGTAGCGGCTATCGTCGCGGCTATCGTCGGCGGCGCGCTGCTGATCCGCCAGTACTGGGAACCCATCCGCGCCTTTATTAGCGGCGTCGCGCAGGGGTTTTCCGCCGCGATGGGGCCGATCGGCGACGCCTTTGCGCCGCTGCAGCCGGTGTTCGCCTGGGTGACGGACAAGATCAAGTCGGTATGGAACGGCTTTACGCAGCTGCTGGAGCCGGTAAAAGCGACGCAGGAGCAGCTGGCCGCCGCCGGCGATATGGGAAAAAGCTTCGGCAATATGCTCGCCGAGGCGCTAAAGATCCCCGGCCATGCGCTGCATCAGCTCACCAGCGGCATCGACTGGGTGCTGAACAAGCTCGGCATCGCCAGCAGTAAAAGCAAACAGCTGAAGGCGGATCTGCCGCCAGACACGACGGCCGCCGAGAACGACGCCGCGCCCGCCGCCAGCGGGCTGCAAAGTAACCTGCTGGCCAGCGGCCCGAGCTACCGGCCGGTCGTCGCGCCCGCCGCGGGCAGCATGACGCAGCAGAACGCTTACACCAGCAATATCACGGTGAATGCGCCAGCTGGCATGGATGCTCATGAGATTGGACGGGTTGTGCAGCAGCATTTTGCTCAGCAGCAGTTCGAGCAGCAAAACCGGCAGCGCAGCGCCATGACAGG